CTGCAATGGAAAAAGTATTTTAAACCTCATGTGTTAGGACTCACTAGATCGGTCTCAACGAGAAGAGGTCTCTTTCAAGGTCGACGAGCACATTTCGATCAAATATTCCAAGAATTGAAAAATTAAAATTCAAATCATGCTTAGGTGCGTTGAACCCTCTTCGATCATATGCAGTTTCTCAAGAGAATCTTGAGCTCTGTCCTATTGAGTCTTAATAAATGGTTTAAAGTTTGGGACAGCCTGGAGAAGTGAACCTGTCGATCGCGTATCTAAGTACTAATACTTTTCAGCTGACACAAATATTTTGTAGGTCGTAGTGAAATACAACAATTGAAACCCGTATCTCAGCTGCAATATTTATATTCTCTGCCGAATAACAGAAAAGCATAAGACTGTAGCATCTGAGTAGTTGATACGCCCTTTTTACTTTAGACAATTCATTTGTTCATTTCTCAACTAACTTGGACTTGGGTCATAAACAGTCGTCTCGTCCTTTAATTTGCATATTCTCTTTGAAATCTCTCACCAAGAACCCAAACGTCTTTTGAACACTACTAATGTATTCACTATTGTCAAAGCAAACTATCATCATGTATTCAATGTAGTCTAGACGTACCCTAAAGTCTAGACAGCTAGCATTCACTTTGAAATCCGCCGCCCGTAACGACTTAAGAAGTTCGACGACCTAAAGATTAAAACTAAACACGTCTGGACATGTGAGAAAAGCAATTATAGAAACTAATAAGACTTTCAAACGAGGTCCGAACCGAAATTGGCAATTTACTGCCCGTATGCCTTTAGTCTAGCTACGGCTAAATAGAACCTAGCAGAGGCTATAAATACAAGTAAACTTGCCGGTCCCTTCAGTCTTCAAGTCACTTTCGCGTGCTAAGGTACGTTAAAATCCCTTGTACTTTAATATATTATTGATCATACTATCGATTGTATTTGAATCAATAGTGCTATTTTAATATATATATATATATATATATATATATATATATTTTGTCCACAGCATCGATCGAGCCATGGCCCATTCTCCCAGCCCCGCCGAGCTAAGCATGATGTGCTTTTACGTAGCACAAATGGAACTCTACGACGAATTTATAGGCGATCACAGAAATCCCAATCTCTCAGCACCAGAAAGGGAATGGATGGAAGAATTGTTGACAATGAAGATGGTGTGTGTTGTGAAACTGTTTGAGCTAGCACAACGCTCGACGCACGTCCCGATGTGCGTTCTTGGTGTTCTTGATCGGATCAGATATTTCCTTTCGTAATTCTGCAGTGTACACATATAAAAATGGAAATAAAATAGTAGAAACGTGTTCATTGTTTTTGTGATTCGTCCTTTCTCATATACCAATAGTACTAGGCAGATTAACAAGAAGATATACGTAAAACTGCAGGTTTACGCAAGTCTTTTTGTTTCGATGCACTAGTACCGAGCTGTAAAGATGGCACTCGGCACTTGTGCATCTCAAGCTGCAGCATAACTTTGAAAAATGTGCCTTCAGCACCTACAAAATAAATACTTGGGTGCTAAAATGATTAGGAAGTCCCTATGAGCGGTATTTGCATACTTCATTAAACTGATCGCTATTAAATCATATTGACTATCAATAAGTCAGTATGATTTAATGACAGCATAACTTAATGATTGTTTAAATGAGAGAACTTAAATAGAGCAACAAGCACGTCTATTTAAGAACACAACATCAACGATAATGAACTGAATATCGATAAAGGACAAACAAGTTCATTTTATTTTCAATTCAATGTGTTTGCCCAGCTCGCTTGTCCAGAATTTTCGAATCTTAATTTCTTGGCAACCGATATTTACCAATAAATTATGTCTCGCTGCAATTGGTATAAACGGAGAGCGCACGTAATGCAACCAATTCAATCTTGAACTTACATCCAGTGACGACGTAGGTTTGATCGAGTATTTAGCGAAACAAATACTTTCACTTGACTTTGTAATTCTTTTCTTAATACGGACCTTTTCTCCACAGTGCCGATTGCAACTATGACTCATTATCCTACTCCTACTGATTTGAAGAAAATAGATTTCTTGGTAACACTACTGGGACTCTATAAAGCATATCTAATAGATCATACGCGTCGTGAGAAGCTTTCGACTTCAAAAACAATGGTGATAAAGAGAGTTGTAATGAAGAAGGAGACTCTGATCGCGGAACTGTCAGCGCTGCTGCAAACACTATCATGCGTTCCTTTGCATGCTTTCTTAATTCTTCATTGAGGTAAATATTGTTTTGCGTAATTCTGTAGTGTAAATACGTAATAATGACAATAAAAATGTTAGAAAGACGATTGTTTTAATTTTTTTCCTTCCTTACATACTTAAGTCCGATGGTACAAAGTATATTAATATAAATACATGTTCATAATTGCGGGTATAAAAACATCAGACGGTACTTTTCGAAGATGAATTGCAACACCACTTTTGGCCAAGTGCCAGCTGAATCTGTTATTCTCACGTCAACTGCGATCGTGAGAAAGTCTTATGTGTATTCCAGATGGCTTGAGATATGTTCGTACTTCAATGATGTTTTTAAATCTGAAAAGGGGAAAAAGCCGTGGACGGTGCATACGTTGAGATGTATATGAACATTGCAATTTTCTTAAGCCATTGATTTTTGTAACCAAAGCATACTAGGCGGCGTATATAAATATCTTACTTGCTTCCAACCAGGATATACAACTGATCCAAACAAACTGAGGGAAATGCCCATTATGCATTTAGAATACATCAGCCGTTTCAAAAAGCACTTGTAAAGGTTATGATTTGCCTGGTCAAGACGAAAACAACAAGGTCTTTGCTGGTGTTGGAATCCCTACGTGGAATGTTCGAACAATAAATGTGGCGGAGGTGGCCGACCATTTCTATCCTAGATTTACTATAAATTTATAATATTTCTCGTGGCTGTGGTATTTTATATATAACTCTTTAAATAATATTATATTTCTTAAAGAGGTATAAATAGAATATAACGTTAGCTATATAGCTAGAAGTATATTACTGAAGATATAAACACTAAATAATATAAGAGTATATTCATTATATTTATAAGCTGAGGTAGCATAGGAATTACCCGCCACACCCGCCACATCGCCATTGGGACACTTCTCTTCAATATTTGACAATGAGTAAGAGCTCGTTGGATTCGTCTTAAAGAGACAAACCCAACGAGCCCTATGCCGAGAATGCAACCTTAAAGGGCAGATTTCTACAATTCACAATATACCCGAAATATGTGGCAAGTTCTTTTTTTTTAAATCTCACTTTCCATGACAGCCAACCAACTTGGTCAATAGTTCTTAATCTGTGATACTTTCAAACCATTTTTTAAAGGTATCAGGGCACAGAGATCATGTTTACACAAAACCTAAGTAGTATGCAATAAATAAAGCATTTGAAATCACAAATGTTTGGGTTTGTTGGATTCGTCGCAACGAGATGAGGTCTCTCTCCAGGTCTCCGAGTTCATGTGTCCTTCTCGAACTCGGAGGAGTTCGATCAAATGTTTCAACAATTAAGAAATAAAAATAAAAATCGTATAATAAAGGCTAAATACCGACATTACACCTCGAAATCGCCTTCCAAACTTGCTCTTATACGAATCGATAGAATTCCATAAAATTTTACCAGTATATTCGGAATTATGGCAGGAATGGAGCCCCACTAAAATTTTTTTGAAAAACAAAAAAAAAATTTACAGATTCAATTACCATCAAGAATCTGTAATTGAAAATCTTAAATTATCAAGCTTTCACTGCATTATGGCTAAAACCAAGAGTGGGGCTCCATGATGCGCACCAAGACAAAAATATCAAGACGTTTTCGACATTATTTTATGCAAAAGACACTTCGTAAGTTTGGATGGCGCATCACGAGATAAATATCTATAAATTGTAGTTTTATTGTACAACGAAATGGCGAAATCTAGTTCACGGACGTGCGAGTGAGGGCAGCACCATGCATTCTGAGGAGTAAAGTAATATTTCGTAGGCCTAAATGAGTTCGTCGACGTTAACTGTGACGTGTTTTAGCCTCTTAATTGTCAATAAATTGTTAATTAATTTAGCCTCCTCTTAATTGTCAAAATTTAATTAATATTGTCTGAATCGAAAACCACGGTTGGCGGAGAAAGGCTGGGTGACGATGATAAGTCGGCAACGTAGGGATTCGATATAAATGGTATTTAGCCTCCTCTTAACTTTGGAGACATTCTTTAATCATTTAAAAAGTGTTTAGTCATTTATGATATGGAGGCGAAAGCGGTTAGCGTGAAATGACAGGTGGCGTGAACGCTACAGGAGTGAAAGCTGTTTGGAATCATCGGTTCGCGGGTGCATTCCTTCGCGGTGTCCTTCAGCAAAGGGAGACTCAGTTGAAAAAGCATTGGCCCGTTGATGAAAGCGCCAATGGACGCAAACGTTCGGAGTCGTCTTGGATTTTGTGTTCTTCGAGATTAGTAGCATTGGGCATTCGGACAAGTGATAGCTACCCGAATTTCTACAATTCAAAGTGTACGCAGAATGTGTGGCAAGTACTTTTTTTCAAATCTCACTTTCCATAACAGATAGCAAACTTGGTCATTAGTTCTTAATCCGTGATCCTTCTAAATCAATTTTTATAGATATCCGAGCAAGAAAAAAGTGTTTAAAAAATCCCTAACCAGA